TTCAACAACAAAATCCCAAGGTTTATTATCTCGCTTAAAGAATATTTTTAGTCGTAGCACAGAAAACATCAACATGTCTGGAGCTGCGAAATCGATTGATCAGATGAATACTGATGTTGCTGACAGAACGTCTAAAACATCTAGTATTTTATCTCGGTTGAAAGGTATTTTTCAAAAGGCGGATAATCACCAGGGATTCACAAACTCAATTAAGTCTATCGATGGACTTAATGCTAAAGCATCTGGTATTAACCTAAACCCACTTACTGGAGCATTTTCTAGAGCGGCGGACTCTGTTAAGGGGTCCCTTAATGCTATGGATGTTGCTATGGGTATTGTGATGGGAAACATGATGCAGAAAGCTATTAGCTTTGGTGCTAAATTCTTTAAAGGTCCAATTGATGGTCTGAATGAATATAATGAAAAACTTGGATCTGTTCAGACGATCATGACGAATACCGAGTGGGAAATTCCGGATCAATCTAAGCGTATGCGTATGACTTCCAAGACTTTGGAAGATTTGAACGAATACGCCGACAAAACCATTTACTCATTCAAAGATATGACCAAGAACATCGGTACGTTTACTGCGGCCGGTGTTGGCTTGGAAGATTCCGCTGTAGCGATCAAAGGTATTTCTAACTTGGCCGCTGCATCAGGATCAAATACTCAACAAGCATCTACTGCGATGTACCAATTATCTCAAGCGTTAGCTTCTGGTAAAGTAGGTCTTCAGGACTGGAACTCCGTAGTAAATGCTGGTATGGGTGGTAAGTTATTCCAAGACCGTTTGACCGAAATGGCCGAAAAGATGGGACATGCTCGTGATATGACTAAATCTTTCCGGGATTCCTTGAAAGACGGTTGGTTGACTTCAGAAGTTCTTATTAACACTTTGAAAGAATTCTCCGTCGATGAGCAAATGCTTAACGCGGCAACTCAGATCAAATCATTTGGTCAATTGGTAGATACTGTCCAAGAAGCTATTGGTTCTGGATGGGCTACTTCATGGGAATATTTATTCGGTGGATATGAAGAAGCTAAAGGTCTTTGGACGGAAGTCGGTAAGATTGTCAGCGATTATTTCGACGATGCTCAAGGAACATATCATGATGCTATTCTGGATATGGATCGTAGTTTGGGTAATTTCCGAAATGCGGTTTTGAAGACGTGGAAAGACCTAGGCGGTCAAGCATCGTTCTTTAACATAATTAAGAACAGCTTTGAAATTGTCTTTAAAGCCTTAACAAGATTCCGTGAAGGATATCGAAGCGCTTTTGGTGATTTTAAAACGGTTGGTCAATCATTATATAATGTTACCAAAGCCATTGAAAATTTCACTGAGAAACTAGCCAAATCGAAGGTTCTATTCTTACTTGCTACCAATGCTGGACGATTATTCGGTAATGTAATTTCCTTAATCATGTCTATGTTTGGGCGATTCATTAGTGGATTTACAAAATTTGGAACCGGAACAATGGGATTTATAGCTGCTATAAACTCTGTTGTGTCCGTATTAGCCAATTTCTTTTCTGCGCTTAGATTTAATACTAATTTGATGTCGGGAATGCAATCCCTTGGAAAATCATTAGCCAATGTATTCAAAACGGTAAGTGCAGTTGTCAATATACTAGTCACTGCCTTTGTTCGACTATTCGGAGGAATTAATACTTTAAACAGTGTTTCTAATAGCTTAGGATGGTTCAAGACATTGTCCGGATGGATTGAAAAAGCAACTGGAGCAATTGCTAATTTTGTTAGTGCGCTGTCATTTTCTCTTATGACTGGTAAATCTCTTGAAAGTCAAGGTATTAAGATTACCGGTGTATTTAAAGCGATCGGTACGGCAATAACATTTGTTGCTGGATTGTTAAAAGGATTCGTCGGAATTATTTCAAAAGTCTTTGGCTCTCTTAAGAACTTGAAATTCGAAAATCCATTCAAGAATATGTTTGGTGATAAATCGGTTGATACCGGATGGGGCGATAAAATAGCCGCCGGAATCAAAAAGGGATTTGATAAAATTAAATCCGTAGTTAGTTCCGCATCTAAATCATTGGCTGACACAATTAGAAAGATGTCGTTTAGCGATATGCTCAAAGCAGCGTTTGCTGGATGGGCAGGCCTTAAAATCTTCAAGTCCATCAAGAATAAGAAGGGTGGCGGTGGACCATTCGGCGAAATCATGGACATGTTCAAGGATTTTGTCAATAATGGTAAAGAGATGGTTTCTAAAGTATCCGAAGTATTGGACGGCGTAAAAGAGTCTTTACAATCGTTTACTGGAGCGGTTAAAGCTGGATCATTATTAATGATTGCTTCAGCTTTGATGATTTTGGCTTTATCTCTTAAAATGCTTGCGGGTATGTCTACCGAAGATTTGGTACGTTCGGGTTCAGCTATAGCTTCACTTAGCTATATTCTAACCGCTGCTATGAAACGATTATCTAAGATCGATAAGATACCTCCAGGAACTGCTGTAAGCATGATCGGTTTCGCTATCGGTATTCGTATTCTAGCTGGCGCTATGAAGAAACTGGCAGATCTAGATACTAATCAACTTGACGTTGCTGTTAGAGGTATTGCTGCGGCCACTCTCATTCTTGTCGGGGCCATGAAATTGCTTGAAGGCGGAAAGAAAGTCCAAACAGGAGTCCTTTCAATGCTAGGATTCGTTTTGGCTATTAGATTACTTGTCGGAGCTATGGATAAACTCAAAGATTACAACATGGATCAAATCAAAACATCATTGATTGGTGTTGTGAGTCTTATGGGTGCTTTGGCTCTTAGTATGAAAGTGATGAATGGAGTTAAAATCAAAATCAGCAACATGTTCGGAATGATCACATTCGCTGGAACAATCTATTTGCTGGTTATGACTCTTGAGAAACTAACCAAGCTTAATCCCGACAGATCTGCGAAAGCGATGGAACAGATTACAGTTCTTATTTTAGAGCTTGTATCTGTTATGCATTTACTTCGCGGTGTTAAGATAAAACTGACAACTCTTGCCGGTCTTATAACATTTACAACAATGGTATTCGTGTTGGTTAAATGCGTTGAGAAACTAGCAAATGTCCAACCTGACAGATTAATTCCTGCAGTAGAAGCAATGGCATCTATATTTGGACTCCTAGTTTTATCGATGCATGCACTTAGAGGCGCTAAAGTTAACTTATCGGCATTGCTAAGCCTTATTTCATTCACTTTGAGTGTAAAAGTGCTAGTTAACGCTTTAACTGAAATTGCTGATATGAACCCATCTCGATTAGAGAGCTCATTACAAGCATTAGCTTCTGTAATGGGGCTTCTTGTATTAGCGACACATTCTTTACGTGGAGCAAAAGTAAATCTTAGTGCTTTATTTACACTTCTTACTTTCGCTAAGACTGTGAAAGACGTTGTTGAGGCACTTCAAGATATTGCTAACATTAATCCTGAAAGATTGCCTGGTGCTTTAACAGCTCTTGGCTTGATATTCTTGCAATTAAGTGCAGTTACTGTAGCAATAACAAATCTTTCTGGTCCAGTGTCCAGCTCAATTGGTGCTGCGATTCTTTTATTAGCATTAGTTCCGGTATTATCACAAATTGGTAATACGTTATTAACTCTTTCCATGATTCCGTGGAAAAGTCTTACAACTGCTATGACGGCATTAATTGCCACATTAGGGGCTCTAACTGTGGTTGCAGCCGTAATGTCATCTCTAGGTGGCGGTGGTGTTGTTGGTGCAGGATCATTATTAATAATGTCTGTAGCATTGATAGCATTGTCCGTACCTTTGAAGATATTAAGCACTATACCAATGTCTAAAATCGCTACCGCATTAATAGCTTTAGCGGTTTCTCTAGGTATAGTATTAGCCGCAGCTGCAGTGGCTCAAGTTGTTGGTGCGGGTCTTCTAATGTTATCTGGAGCTTTAATCGCTCTCGGCCTTGCTGCTGTTGGTATTGGTGCTGGTTTGGCGCTTGCTGGTGTTGGTATAGGTCTTATTATAACAGCACTGAAAGAGTTGGCGGCGACAGGTCCGGTTATATTAAAAGGTTTAGTAGAAGCATTAGATGCATTGCTTAAATCTCTGGCCGAACGCGCTCCATCAATGCTGACATCTTTGATTAAGATTATTCGAACTGCTATCAAAGGATTAATTGTATTGATTCCAGATATGGTACAGTTCGGTATTAAACTTGTCATAGGATTGTTACAAGGATTCACAGAGTCTATACCGCAATTGGTTTCTTCCGCGGTTAAGTTAATCGTCGAAATCGGTAAAGCGCTTATTGATAACATTGGTACTTTGGTCGATGTCGGTATTCAGATCGCTGTTAAATTCATTCAATCATTTGCAGATGGTTTGATGAAATACCGAGACCAAATCATCAAAGCTGTTACGGATCTGTTGAAGATTGTATCGGATATTGTATTAACTGTTATTGGTGAATTGGTTGGACCAATTCTTAATAAACTTGTGGAAGTCTTGACTCCGGTTAAAGATTTTATTCTCGGTGCTTTGAGTGAATTGGCTACAGCAATTGAGCCCATATTCACGCCATTAATGGACGCACTTAAAGTCTTATTCGAGTCTTTAGCGGTTATTATTCGGTCACTAGCAGACGCTATTATTGCAATTGTACAATCAATTGCTCAAGTTGTTCAAGCTTTGGCTCCGGTATTTATTACCTTATTCCAAACAATTCAAGTTGTTGCAAATGATATTGTTGTTATATTCCAAACTATTGGACAGACAATCACAAACGTAGCTAATGCTATTGTGGCAGTTGTTCAAACTATTGGACAAACAATCCAATCCGTATTCCAATCTATTGCATCTATTGTTAACTCTGTTATGCAGGGTATTGTTGGAGCAATCAATGGATTTGCGAATGTTATTCGATCTGTTGGACAAGCACTGTATATGGTATTTGTCGGAATTGGTCAAGGTATTCAAGCTGCATTACAAGGTGTAGCGTCGGTAGTTGAATCTATTGGTGGAGCTATTAAAGCAGCATTCGAAGGAATCGGATCTGCCGCTCGAGGATTAGGAGAAGGTATTCAAGCTGCTTTACAAGGCGTGGCATCAATTGTTGAATCGGTTGGTTCAGCAGTTAAATCTGCTCTCGAAGGAATTGGTAAAGCATTTGAAGGTGCTGGTAAATTTGCTGAAGGATTCGGTAAAGGTATCGAATCTGTGATGAATGGTGTCTCTAAAATCGTTACATCGGTTGGTGACGCTATTAAAGGAATTATCGAAGCAATTGGACACGCATTCAAAGATATCGGTACTGGTATCGAGAGAATGGGTGAAGGTATGGGTCCTATTGCCTCGAACGGTTTCCAAGCCGCAGGGGCTATTGGTGCTATATCTGCAGCATTGCTGGGATTATCCGGAGCATGTGCGGGTGGTATCGTACCAAACTTCACTAACGACTTAGACCGTCTTGATACAGTAATGTACAAGATGAATGGTCGTGGGGATGTTGGTAAGCTTATTCTCGGTCTTGGTAACGCTCTTAAGACTACGGCGTCGTCAGCTCCTAAAGCTGCTGATGCTCTTGAGAAATTTGCCTCATCGTCAGAGAAGATCAAATCGTCCGCTTCCGGAATGTCTAGCAATATTAAGAGCGTGGCAAATGCCCTTTCTAGTGTTGGACAATCAACCATGGGAGCTGTTCCTGGGATTATTGTCCTTGCTGCGGGTCTTGAGAAAGTGGCAAACACATTATCTCAATTCATATCTCGTATAACTGCGGTCGGTGCATCGATGTCATCTCTTGGAATGATGTTCAGCACAACTGGTTCTGCTGTTGCCAACTTGAGCACAGCATTCTCATCCATTTCTAATGGTACAACCGCATTCGGTAATGCTATGAACCAAGCAAGAACTGCTCTTGCACAATTTGGAGCTAGTGCTGCTGGATCTACTCAATCATTTGCTGTATTAGGTACGGCTATGACAATGGCTATGACTCTTGTAGTCAATGCCGTTAATAACGGTATGAACCAAGCTCGTGCTGCATTGCAACAAGGATTTGCCTTGATGGGAGCCGCTGCCGCAACGTCTATGACAACCGTTGTTATGGCTGTTAACATGGGAATGATGAGCGTTGTGAACGCCATCCGTACAAATATGGCATCCGTATCTACTGTTATATCTACCGGTATGTCTCAAGCAGCCGCTGGTATGGCTAGAGGATTTGCTATGATGGGAACTAGTGCTGCTACATCTATGGCATTAGTACGTACAACAGTAATGACTGGTATGATGGGTGTTGTCCAATCTATCCAGAACTCGATGAACCAAGCAGCGACAGCTATGGCCGCGTCTATGTCTAGAATTGCTCAAGCTATTTCTTCATCTATGTCTCAAATCAATGTTCAAATGAACATGTCTCTAAACATGATGAGAGCATCGATGCAGATGGCATTTATGACAATGCAGATGACAATTATGACAGCTATGATGCAAATGGCCAACCAAATCCGTAGCTCTAGTGCAATGATGCACGCAACCATGCTCCAACTTGGAACTCAAATGGTGTCTGCTATGCGTATGGCCATGGCGTTGCTTAATGTGACAATCCTAACGGGTATGATGCAAGCCGCAAACGGAGTTCGATCCGCTGCTGGTGTGGCTCATGCTGGTGGTGTGTATGTCGGTTCGATGATTTCTCAAGGGGTTGCTGCTGGTATTAGAGCTCACTTGGGTTCTGTTATCGCTGCTACTAATGAGATTGTCGCACAAGCCGAACGTGCTGCTAAAGCAAAAGCTAAGATTAAATCTCCATCACGATTATTCGCAGCCAATGTAGGTAAATACATTCCTCAAGGGGTTGCAATGGGTATCGCAAAAGAAATGCCTAGATCAATCGCCAAGATGTCTAAGACATTCGGTGATGCATTTAGTGAAGTCGGTGGCAATGCTATCGACCATGCAAACTCAATGGCAACTGCCGTTAGTGATGCTGTGAACAGTGTTGGACAATTGCTGGATGACTCGCTCGCTGACATGGACTACAAGCCAACCATCACTCCTGTGGTAGACACGACCAATCTTGACAAACTTCAAAATGACAACATTCTACGGGGAATCGGTGTTGATGCGACTAATGTTCTACGTCCAGCATATTCTGGTGTTCCAAATTCATTGCAATCAACAAACACAAATGTCTACGACAACTCTAATAAAGAATACTCTATTACGGTTAAAGTGGACAATGGTGGAAAACCAGTTGACGGCAAACAACTTGCTAGAGAAATTCAACAACATATTAAGGACTTTGACGATCAAGCTCGTCGAGGGAAAGGTGAAGAAGTATTATGGTGATGCCTTTAAAGCCTGGATATTTTATGATCAACGGATACAAGTCTGAAGATTATAATGTATTTATCCAAGATCGCCCCGATATAGAAACACCTAAACGAAGAGTGACTTTCGAGTCACCAAATGGCTACGAAGGAGAGTTGGCTTATGACGATGAAGGTTATGAGCCAACCGAATTCGAGCTTAGTTGTTTCTACGACGGACGAAGTCACAATGACTCAGATCGTGATATTTCATTAGCCCGTAATAAAATTAATTTTCTATTTAATAACGGGGTTGGGAATTGGATTGATCTAATTCCATATTTCGATCAAAGTCATATTTACAAAGTTATCATGACAGAGATCACATACGAGAATAAATACTTCTATCAAGGTTGTATTTCGTTCAAAGTGAAACTTAAATGTCAGCCGTTTAAATATAATGTTGATAACCAACCACGAGTTGTTACTTCTGGCGAGGTTATTGACAATCCTAATTTATATTTCTCCAGACCAACAGTACAATTTTCTGGAGTTACGGGTAACTTGAAAATTTCTATTGGATCCACTGCTATGACAATCAAGGATATGCAAAACGAGACAATCATCATTGATAGCACTCGATACATTGTGTATTCTAAGTCAGGATCCACGATCACAAACAAAAACAACAATACTGTCGGGAAAGAGTTCTTCAAACTATATCCTGGGAATGATCTTCGGACAAACCGGGTATATTTTACAGCCACTAAGGGTACTGCTCCGGCTACGATAACTCTAACCCCTAATTGGAGGGTATTAGTTTGAGACCAATTTTATATGAACAGAACGAACGGGTCTTTGATACTAATGGTATGGGGATCTTACACGACGCCATATCTGCAGAAGTCACTGAAGTTCGTAATGCAGAATTTGAGCTTGAACTAAAATATCCTGTCGGTGGAGAGTGGGCCCAAGCGCTCACTCAAAACCGTTATATTTTGGTTAAGCCAAACGACTATGATGAACCTCACGCATTTCGTATTTACGAGATTGAGAAAGAGGCTGATTCAAACCAAATTACGGTTAAGGGTGTTACTAAGACTGATGAATTGTCTGGTAATGTCATTAAACCACTCTCAATTAAATCTGCAACACCGTCTGGTGCTTGGGAACAACTCAAACGTGTAGCTGTGGATCCAATCGAGTACAACTTTATCTCCGATATTCAGACTACTAAAGACACAAACATGGATATTCGGAATGTTCTTAACGCTATTGCAGGAGAAGAAGGATCATTTATTGATACTTGGGGCGGAGAAATTAAACGTACTAACAATACGATTTATTTATACTCCAAACGTGGTAAAGACCATGTCACAACCATTCGTCCTCGCAAGAATCTTAAGAATGTTAAAGTTAAATCGTCTATGGCTGGTAAATTCACTCGTATTTTACCATACGTGACATTCACTCCTGAGGGTGAGAACGAGCCGGAACAAGTTATTTATGGGGATATTATCAAATCTCCTCACTATGACGACTATTTTGTTAAAAGAATTGTGCCTTTGGATTTGAGTTCTGAATTCAACGACTCTTCAACCCATAAAGAAGGTGAAGAAACTAAGAAGAAAGCTCCTACTCCAGCACAAGTTACTGCCAAAGCTCAATCATATTTCACATCTAAGAACAAAGATGCTGATAAACCTGATTTGAGCGTTGAGGTTGAGATGATTCCGCTACAAGATTCCACGGAATGGGATCGTCGTATCATTCAGGCTCTTGAGAAGATCCAACTTTGTGATACGGTGGACGTCTATGTACCTAAGATTGACTGCGACGTAACTGTCAAAGTCCGTAAGATTGTGTATGATGTTCTTAGGGAACGAATCATCAAAATCGAGGCAAGTTCCAGTGGGACTGGTCGAGCTAGTTTAGCTGATCAACAGAAAGCCCAATGGCAAGACTTGACAAACAAGATTGTCAACAATGCTCTTTACGGTGAGAAGGACGGTTTGATCCATACAATCCTTACATCAGCCAACAACAAAAACAAAAACTTCTATGGACCTGAGAAACCTCCTCGTGAGAAAGTGTCCAAAGACGATTTGTGGTTTAAACCAGTTGGTAACGAGGGTGAAGTTGAGATGTGGCGTTTTGACGGTGAGAACTGGGTTCTTGTCATCGACGCTAATTTCGGACAGAAGGTTACTGACAAAGTAAATGATGCTATTGAGTCCGCTAAGCGGGATATCAATGATGACGTCCAAACACATATTAACTCTGCTATTGCCGATGCTGAGAAACGTTGGAGACCAGACTTCACACCAATTCAGAACGAGCTTGATGAGAAGCTCAAGAAACTAGATGGTGATATTACTGTTAAAGTCGGTGATATCAAAGACCAACTGGCTGCTGAATTGGAAAGAATTAAGCCGGGAAATCCAAACCTGTTAGATGGTACGTTGGAGATGAATGGCGGAGGCGGTTTACTTTGGAATGTCGTCCAAGGCGGTGGAGGTATGCAAAACGGGCAACTACTTGGTGCTCGGAATTTCTTAGTTGATGAGATTTCAACGTCTCCGAATTCCAATACGTTCTACATGCCGTTTGAAAGTAAGAATTACTCGATCCCATATACGTGGTCGTTCTTTCTTAAGAATACTACTGGTATGAGATCTAAATTCAAGGTTACGCCATTTGATACTGCTACTGATAAAGTAACTGTGGATGGTGTGGATTTAGTTCCAACCGATGGAGAGGCTATATTCGAGTTGCCTGGCGGTACTGAGAAGTATGTGACAGTCTCATATCCAAGGGCTAGTAGAATTACACAACTCGCAATTAAGGAAATCGCTAACGTCGATGGCGCTAACATATACACATACAAGTGGAAAGTTGAAGAAGGTACTAAAGCAACCGGATGGGTACCTAGTGCTGCTGACGGTGAGCAGAAGTGGAAGAACTACAAATCTACTGTAGATGGTGATTTGGCTTCGATGAAGCGTAGGATTACTGACACTGATGGTCGAGTTACCACAAATGCTGCCGAGATCCAACATCTTAATACTGGATTGGCTGCTAAAGCCGATCAAGAAACAGTAAACCATCTTGACGGTGCTATTGAGTCAGCTAAAGCAGAACTTAATCTAGTTCCAAACAAGATTTCAACTGCTATAAGCCAATACAAGTCCACTGTCGATGGTCAGATTAGCAAGGTTTCAACCTCTATTGACCAGAAAGCTAACGAAATCAAAATCGCTGCACAAAACCTGGAGAAGAAGGTTGATGGGAATGCGGTGAGTACTTCTGCGGAACTGAGGGTTATCAAAGACTCGATTTCTGCTAAGGTATCTCGTACTGATTTGGATACAGTTAGTGGGAAAGTTACTGCCGTTGAGACAAACCTATCCGCAAGGATTGATGGTATCCAGACTTCTGTCGATAAGGCAACAAGAGATGTCGATGGTAAGATTACATCTGCTGTATCCTCGGCTATCACTCAATCCGAGAAAGAAATTGGACTTCGTATCACTGCTACTGAAGCCAAATTAATGTTGGACGAGATTCCTAAACGAGCTAGAGAAGCCGAGATTTATACGGATACCAAATTCAATCTTGTTGACGGTAAGATCCAAACCCAACTTAATAATCGTCTAGTAGACTACGCTCGTACTACTGATATTGCTACTCGTGTGACTCAGGAAGCTGGTAAAATCAAGACCGAATTGACTTCTGTTATTGACCAAAAGATTCCTAAGAAATACGGTAGTCGTAATTTCCTAGCTGGGACTAAGACCGAAATCCATTTCAACGGACCTATAAAGTACCAACAAGGTAATAATGCCTGGGATGTTCTTGGTGGATATTGGTTTATCGACAGAAAGACCCTAAAAGAACGTGGGTACAAAGTCGGTGACCGTATGAATATCCAATTCAAGGCTCGTACAACCACTCCTGGTATAACAAGTATGCGGGTTTCTCCGGAGTTTTATTCCCGCACGGGATATATTCAATGGATTAACGGGTCTAACCCATTTGGATTACCACGAGAATACAACAAAGAAGAATGGGATGTATCTACGTCTGACACATACAAAACCAAAATTGGTTGGCTTAATATCAATGAGAGAGCTCTAAATGAGGGTCTCCGAATTAGATTCCGTATTGATGTTGGTAATAAAACGGCGGGATCCAATGTTGCTATCGATATTAAAGATGCGATGATGTGGGATGGTGACTTATGGACAGACTATGCTCCGGCATATGAGGACATAGATCTCGACTCAAGTGAGAAATTCCAAGAAGTCTTACAGACCGTAGACACCTACAAACGTACTCTTGGTACGACTCAAAATGGTATCACCACATCTATCTCCCAACTAATCCAAAACAGTGACGAGATCCGTACGGTTATTACAAATGCATCACAATCAACTGACAACTTGATTGTTGATACCGACACGTTCTTATCCGCAAAATTAAGTAACTTCACTAACGGAGTTGATGGATATACGACATCTACCAGACCTGGAAATTACGGAAGCGCAGAGTACTTCTATTTTTCTAAAGGCAGTTATGATGGAACATATTCAAACAATTCCACATTTGTGTCATTACCTCTGGTTATAGACAAAATGGAGGATGGCGATAAGTATACTTTCCATTGCAAATACCACATGGACGCAACCGGAGTTTATCGAGGCAATAAAGATATGAATGTCGAATTGCAAATTATCGATAACAATGGAACGCCAGTATATACTAAAGGACTGACAGCACAACCTGGCTATCAATACCAAACCTATACCAAAGACACATTCGATGTAGTTGGTCAGCATATATTCGATAATGTCAACGGATATAATGGCCGATTCTCATTCCGGATTAAAATGACTGGAGAAGGTCGATTTGGTATTAAGGAAATTATGTTGGTACGTGGAGGTACTGTTGGTCGGTACAAACCATCTGGTGGGGTATCATCAACTGTCATATCTCAGAAGAACGATGCCTGGGCATTAAATCTATCTGGTCCTAAAGATGTTATTACGGCTATTAATGCCGATCACTCAGGACTACGTCTCAAAGGTAAAAGCATCGTCTTAGATGGTGACGTCACTGCAACCGGCCGAGCATTTATCAAAGAGAGTTGGATTGAGGATCTGAATGCATCTAAGATTACTACTGGTATTCTTAACGCATGGCAAGTTAAGGTTATCAACATGGATGCAAGTAATATTGTCACTGGCACGATGAACGCTGCTAGAATTAATGGTGGTATTTTAGCATCTATTAACGGCGATGTTAAATTCGACCTTGATGGATCTAGTCTCAAATTCTTCAAGGGTGGATCTATCCAATTCCATACGGGAGAAAATGCGATCTGGCGTCAAACTCCTGACGGAATCCATACTGCATTCATTCACTTTAATGAAGTTGGTGGACCAAGATCACAAGGTGGGGGAAGTTTATACGCTGGTTTCGGTGTAACTTCTTCATCTGACGGAATTAACTCAACGTCCAGTGGTCGATTCTCGGGTATTCGCTGTTTCCGTGCATCTAGAGATTGGACTGTTAGAAATGACAAAAACAATAAACTAGGTTCTCACGAACGAAGTATCGACCGTATAGAAATATACGGGGATGAAATCTGGATTACAGATACATTTGATATCGATAGAGGATTTTATTTTAGAACGGATACTATGCCGACCGGGTCTTATGATTTATGGAAAACTATCCGATACTTAACCAGAGCCGTTTGGCATTTAAGTCAACAATTTACGCATTTACGAAATATCAATTGGGAGCCTAAAAATAAAGATTTCCAAAACGCTATGAAAAGAGAACTTAATGCTATTAATTCAGTGTATCCTGAAAAGTTTACGGTGCCTGTGTTCTAATATTTTAATGAGGTAACAAATGAACGAAGAACAACTATACAAACGAGCTTTTGGCGAAATGCAGACATTGTTAAATCGTGCAGAAACCGATGTTGCATTGGTTAAAGCTCAAGCCGAATTCTATCTTGAGGAATATAATAAACTTCAAGAAGAACACAAGAAACTTATCGAGGAAAAAGAGGAACTTAGAAAAGAGTACAATTCTCTACTCGATGAAAACAATCAACTTAAGGAAGATCTGCGTAAGCTAGAAGGCGAACCGGATCCACACAAAACGGAGGAAAATAAATAATGGGTATTTATGGTGAATTCAAAGTAACTAACGTATATCCGCGTTATGGTTCTGATGGGGCTGTCATTGGTACAGTTGTATCCATCAAGCAAGATAATCCATATTTTGCTGTCATGGACTACATCTTAAACGGTGATCAAACATCGAAAGACCATGATGATCTGTTGCGTCAAATTAAGCGTCAGGAATTCTACACGAATTTCTCAGAATTTGCACAACAAGAAATTGTTAAGGAGATCGACAATGCGAATACGAAATCCAACAGTAACGCAGAAGCCATTGAAAAGATCAACAAACTGACTCATACAGTTATTCTCAATTCTGTAATGAGCGATGGTGTTAAATACGGTGTTGTCTACAAACAATTTGCAGAACAACTCCCTGCTGCTACCGATGGCATGAAAATCAAAGCCCAAGACATCTTCACAGTCAATGACCCAAGTCATACTGAGGTTGATGGCGAAGGTAAACTTGTCATCGTGCAAGCAAACCGTGAATTCACATACGCTGGACAACCCGCTTCTGAATTCAAAGAGAACGGATATTTCGGACAAAATGGTATCGCCGTATCTTATCCATATGCTAAGGAGACAACTCCTGCAGCACAATAATCCACAAGGAGGCTTAAATGCGATATTTAGATACGCCTGTGACTATCGTCGATGACGGTACAGATCGCAGCTTAAGTATCAAATTTGCCGAGCCAGGTGCCGGGGATACAGAGGTTATCTCCGGTGTCTTGTTTAGGACATCTCATGATACTTCTGAGGAAATTCAAGCTAAATTTGAACCTACTACTGGGTGTCTAAATCTTGAAATTCCTAATAATTTAATTAATTATACGGGCTACGCTAAAATCGTTGTCCCTAAATCATCATTCTTATCTGAGCCAATCACCGTCAAGTTCGATGTATATTCTCCAAAGGACGAAGACGGAGCTGACCGTGGTTATACAGGCGCCGATAAGTACTTATTTGTCCGTGACTTCCATACAAATGGTGATATTTACGTCGAGGTGGGATCCGATGTAGTTAATACTGATTTCTTGCGAAGCGTCATTGACAAAGTTATTGCCAAATCTGGACTAACAGGTAAAGATGGTGTTGAAATTGACACTGTCGCTCTTAAGAATGACATTTTCAATCGTGTGATCAAGTCTATCGATACCAATAAGATCCAGAATGATGTTCTTACGGCTGTAACAGCCAAGGTCGATGCGATCAAAGAAGAACAATCAAAATCTGTGCAAAATCAGGATGCTAAGATTCAAGCCGTCGAATCTAAAGTTGCTGGTATTGACGTGGATACAATTAAGACGAATATCTTAAGTGAGTTTACAACTAAAACAGAGCAAATTAAGGCCGAGATTATTAATGCTGTCGATATTCCTCAGCTTAAATTGGATCTGACAGGATTGGTTGAGACTAAATTCACTGCGGAACGTCAAACAATCGTAGATAGTGTGACATCTGCGATTAACACTAAACTCCAATCTGAGGAATTCATCAATCCTATTGTCCAACGAGCTATTGCTGGGGTGGATACTCATGGATACGCCGACACTGTCAAGACAGAATTGAATGCTAAGATTGAGGAAAATACTACTGGCATTTCTGGTATCAACACCAAATTAGAAGGAATTGAGCAGAAGTTATCTGCAAGTATTTCTGAGGCGATCCTGAAGACGCTGAAGGATACTTTGACTTCTCAGGATATTACTACCATTCTCAAGAAGGACGACGCTTATGTCGCAACTATTTGGAATGATATTGTAACTGCTGGGAAACTTGATGATTTCCTTAAGAATAGTGATTTGCGAGTTGATGAAGATATCGATGGTAACCGAGTATTATATAAGGGTCATAACCCACTTATTTCGGTTAGAGCGGATACTCCTACTGCATCTGAAATCAGAGTTATTCGAACTAATATTGATAATATATCTAAGCGTACCAAAAATACCGAGGATGAAATTCTGGCTCTTAAATCACAAGGTACTGGTGGCGCCGGTACTCCTGGACCTAAAGGAGAAGATGGTCAACCAGGCCCTCAAGGTGAACAAGGTATCCAAGGTCCTCCTGGACCTCCAGGCCCCAAAGGCGACAAAGGAGAAACTGGTGAGCGTGGCCCTAAAGGTGAAGATGGTCAACCAGGCCCTGTTGGACCAGCCGGTCCTGCAGGACCTCCGGGAGAAGCCGCCACTATTGACACAACTAACTTCGCTACTAAACCAGAGCTTAACCAAGTTAAAGGTGACCTTACAGGTCTACAATCTCAAGTTAGTGACGTTGATGATCGTGTAACAACTCTCGAAAACAAGCCTGCTCCTACGGTAGAAATCCCATCAGAATACAAGAAAATAAACGACTTGTATTCTATTTTCCCAACTTACGAAAATCTTGTAACCCAAATGACAACAACTATCAAGAACCAACACTTGGCACTTGGTATTGACGAAGTGGTTGATAATAAATTACGTAATGGCGGAGATCCATTTGTCACTCGGTCATCTATGACTGAGGCTATCAAAGCAGTAAATATAGGATCTGGTGGCGGTACTACTATCGTTGCTGGTAATGATGTGGATACTGTATTTGGCAACGATTATCCTTATGATGGTGATAATATAAATACTCTTAAGAATATCCCAATCGGATCTGTATACGTCGACAAACTACGTAAAAACGGTGCCCTTAAATGGATCAAGACTCAGATGTATGCTGAGAATGCGGATCGTAATCAAGCACGAAATTGTTGGCGTGTCTTATACGGTGATACTGAAAATGTTAAATTACCGATGACGGGTTCTCCTCTAAACGGTGCAGTATTGACATTCCGTCGTATCAACTCCACTGTTGAACTCACTTGGGGTGGGTTGTCTTGGGGTTGGTTTGGTATCAAACGAAGAGGAGCTGCTGGATATGCCGACCACCCATCAGACCGTAACAAATTTGTAACCATCATTCCTCAAGGAGGTCTTAAAGAAGGGTTTGTCCCTACAGGTTCTAAACTGGGAAATATGACAAACGATAAAGGTGTTCCTTACGGTACATTCTACATTGGCGGTGTGACAGATTCGAGACAAGTGCGCTTGCAATTCCTGAACGACGTACCAACAGATCGTGATATTGGAGATATTCGATTTACAACTATGATTTATACCACGGACGATCCGTGGCCAGACCAAATTACTAGATAACGAGGTTAATTTATGTTTAAACTAGAACGCTTCGAAGATGAAGAAGGGACTAAAGTAGCGGTTGTGGATAACAATCCATATTTCCGCTACGAATATCCTTATGTCCTAACAGAAGATATGAAGCAACAAACTGACGAAGAAATTGGTAAATATCTTATCCAAGATCTTCAACACCGTAATGAGCACACTTTGATATCTACTTTACTAGATGTCAATTTGCGCTCTCCATTTATTTACGATAACCAATTTGCAACTCTTATCCAATACCTTAAAGAAGGCGAGCTTGGTGAATCATATTTCCCAGGATCTCAAATCAAACTTCATATTCCTAATTATGAACCTGAGGGTTGGGAAGGTGACTTTGCTATGGTTACTGTGAATAAAGCTCTCACAATTCCTAAAGATACCACAGATATCTACAAACTGTTCTCAGATTACCACAAGAACGGGATCGTAGAAATTTTAAAGTGGCAAGACGTCGTTCACCTCAACCCGAACGACTTTAAGAAAGAAGCTGGAGGTAACTAAATGGTAGTAAACCCATCCGCAATGCTGGCTTGGATGCTAGCTCGTGAAGGAAAAGTAACATATTCTATGGAACGTCGTACGGGCCCAGACTCGTTCGACTGTTCATCATCAATGTACTACGCTGGTGTAGCCGGTGGTATGAGTACTCTACCTTGGCCTTGCTCAACTGAGACAATGCATGATTGGTTGTTGCAAAATGGCTGGGTGCTGTTGGCAGAGAACCAAGAAGCTGACGTACAAGCTGGTGATATTTTCATTTGGGGTCAAAAAGGATACTCTGCTGGGGCATTTGGTCACACAGGTATTTTCCTAGACTCAGAAGGAACTATTATCCATTGTAACTATGGATATAATGGTATCACTCGTAATAACCACGATGAGATCTGGGGCTATAACGGTCAACCATATTTCTACTTCTATCGTTACAACGGTGGATCTCGCGTCCCTAACCCTCCTCAAATTGAGATCGCTGAGAATACATTTGAACATGAGTTGAATGTTGGTACACACTTACCATCAAGCGAACAACCATATTACGAAGCGACTATCACAGAGGACTACTGGGTCGAAGCTCAACCATTCGCTGGTGCTGAAGAAAAAGAATTATTCAAGAAAGGTTCTCGTGTGCGTGTCTATGAGAAAGTGGACGGATATTCTCGTATCGGTTCGCCTCAATCTGCTCAATGGATTGATGACAACTATCTAGACGACGCTGAGGATATGGCTGGGAAATTATGATTATTATTCACAATGACGAATTAATCCATACTGATAATATGGATGATGTATTACTTCACTTTGGGGTCAAAGGTATGAAATGGGGACAACGTCGAGTTATCTCTAACCGAGGTGCTTTGCGAGCCCAAAAGAAAGTAAATAAACTCAAGAATCGTGTTAAAGATGGCTTTGGTAACGAGATGAAAGACGAACTAGCTAGTGCTCTTACATTGGGCGTAGCTGACGCTCAAGCAATTCGTATCCATAACCATAATAAATTGGATAAAGCTAAAGCCAAAATCTTATCTAATAAGAAGGGTATTTCTTTGAAAGACGCTCGTAAAGAAATCGCAAGTAAAGATTTTAAGGACACTTTCGATTATAAGAAGAAATATGACGATGCCAAATCCAAATATGGTAAAGGCGATATTCGTACAAAACGAGCTAAAATGAAGTATAAAGCAGTTCGCGAGTTTGACAAATCTACTTCTATGGCTAAACGTTCAGGCAATTATGTATTTGACCGGACGAATACAAACGCGGTAATTGTTGGTCATACGAAACGAGGACTTACTTATGCCGCTAGATACAAAGGTATGGGAGGTAAATAATGTTAATTATTGAATCCAATAAGCTTATTCATACCGATTCTATGGACGATGTGCTGCTTCATTTTGGTACTAAGGGAATGAAGTGGGGCGTTCGCAAGAATTCTAATCCAAAAATTGGTCAATTCTCTGGTCGAATCAAGAAAAACCTTGCTGCTCGTAATAGAATGAAACGTGCCAATGAGAAGAAAATTGCTGGCATGAAGAAGAGCGATCCTAAACGTCGAGAACTTATTAACAAAAATAAAGACTTGACGGATATGAACCAAAAAGCACTTCTTCGTTTGGATCGTAATAAAACAATCAAGAAAGTAGCTGGTAGTGCTGCGGGACTATCTGCGGGTGCTGTGGCGCAATACAATATCATGAAGACCACTCACCCTGAGCAAGTAGCAGCAATGAAGAAATTCGCTAAAGGAGCTGCCAAGGGAGCAACTAGATTCGCCAAGAAGAACTACAACAAAGCTAAGTATGCTGCTGGCTTTGCGGCTAAGCGATCATATCTGTAACCACTGCGGAGCCTACATGGCTCCCTTTTATTTTCGCAGTTTTTACATATCCTATAATGAAATAAAATATAGGAGGGTCATTATCATGACTGAAAAACAACAACTTACACTAAATCAAGAAAACATGATCAAATTAGCTTTGATGTACGAAGATTATGAGTTAGAAAAGATGTTAGGTAAATTAATTGATATTGGATTAGCGCATAGTGCTGTTAATCTATATGTTAAAGATTATTATCTAAATCTTTATAAACGATTAAAAAACGAACTCAAAACTTTATTAGATTGCGTTACTTACGAAGAAGTGTTTACACGTAGTTACAAAGTATATGATACATGGAGCACAATGGAAAATATTTCTACAAATACAGAAATGGGATTTGCGCCCGTCACTGATATTGATGAAACAGAAGTTAAGGAACTTTGTGATCGAATCACTCAACGATGTATGGAAGTTGAGAAAGATTCTGAAGAACTGGTTAATTTCTATAAATCATTATAATCGGCGGGGACACAAGTCCCTTTCTTTTTTTCGCAGAAATTACACGTGTTATAATGAAAGGAATAGATTAGCTCAAGAGGAAGAGCCCGGTATAATCCGGAGATCTGCGTTCGATTCTCAGACTATTCTTTTTTTTCGAATTTCATATTAAGGAGGTAGTCATGGCAGTAAGCAAGACTAGAAAGAAAAGTCCTCGTCGCAAACCACGAGGTGAAGTCAAACGTGTGCCGCAAGTATACTCAATAAAATACAAGTTTATTCGCGGCTCATATAAACCAAAACTGGATGTTGTCGAGTTGTATATTAATATGCAAGTCAACGATGAGAATATTGTTGTGCATGGTAATGTAGATCCTGACAAGTCATATTTTGATGGACTATACATCCACACGGCAAATCCTCATGCGGGACTTACGGCTCGTACAGCATGGATCAATAAACGTGATGCGCCTAATCTAACGATGGCTGTAAGAGCATATGTTGATACTATTGGAGATCTGTTGGACAACAATACGCCAGTAGAAGACATGCCCTGTCTAAGTATCAATGACAAGGGTACATATTTTGGAGAAGATCGTTTATACGATATTGCTAAAGTTTATTAGGAGGATATTATGGACAACAAGAAATTTGAAGATATTAAGAAGATCTATATCGAACGAGATGTTCCTAAAATAGGACTTATTGATATTATTAAGAAACTATTCAAAAAGAAATAATCCGCAGAAATTACATAGTGTATAATGAAGAAATAATTAAAAGGAGGAACAACACTATGTTCGATTTAAATAAAGGATTCGCAGGATTATTTCGTTACGAAGGTACACCACTTGAGTTAACCATAAAAGATAATGTTGCAACAGCATTTCTAAAGGGTTGCGCTCGAGGGGTAATCAACGGAACGATTTTAATTGGTGGAGTCGTTATTATTGCAGCAGGTGTTTCAACACTTACAAACAATTCTGATAAATAAAAGTTGGGTTTACACTCAGCTTTTATTTTTTGTCAAAAAGAGAAAGGGAGAATAGAGAATGGCAATTCGAAAATACGAAAACTTAAGCGATATGGATATGATTTACTTATTGTTTGATATCACTAATATATATTATGATACTATCAATGGTAAAGTTCATCGGTGGAATGGAATTCGATGGACATTTAGACCAGAGGATTGGTCAAGATGGCGAATTCGCGAGATCTATAGAAAGATCAATGCAATCCGCAAGAAGTACAAATTATTGTCAGTACCGGTTGGCGCTCCTTTAGAGGACTGCTGGGAAGGTATGCCTCCGCAGAAATTACAAGTCATATAATGAAGAAATAATTTAAAGGAGGTAACTATTATGTTACGGAAAGCACTACGATTTATTGGATTTTACTGTTTGGCTGGTTATGCCGTGTTGGAGGAAGCTCATATTGAGAAACTCATCAAACAGGGATACATGATTGCAGACGAGGGTCCACATCGTGAGCGTTTAGATGTTGTACAGAAAGTTCTCAGAAAATTAAAGAACGAAGGATATTAGATGTTAGATTAACTAACATCTTTTCTTTTTGCCAAGGAGGGAAAAATGGATAATTTTTCAATTGAGTTAATTATTGAGGATATGCGTAAGAAAGATAAGACAATTGAGTATGCGACTAAGCTGCTTACATGGCTTTGCTTTCTTGGCATATTGTTCGCGTTCACTTATCGCTACGAGCATAAAGTTGAATCTCGAGACCAGCAGATCGAAATGTATAAGAAGCGTTGGGAAACGCGAGACAAAGCTGCTGAATATTACAAAATGAAATACGAGGTGGAAAAAGTTAAGAATGAAAAATGAACACAACAAAGGTTATAATGTGTCAATTATTACGCTTGGCATCTGTGTTGTACTTGCACTCACATATTTGATTCCTCAGACACTGAAGGAGCATCAAATGGAGGAAGAACGTATGGAGCGTATTGAGAGATCGATTGACCGTTTCAATAAAGATATTGACGAATTGGAAAACCGAATGATTGATTTGGAGGATGGTAAAATTGACGATAAAGTATCACACTAGACCGACGCAGATAGATCGTAAAGATCCATATCATCGCATTCATGACAAATACCGTGATCAATGGATTTATGGAATCAACGACAAATATTTCGTGTCGTTTGTTACTTTGGATTTAGGCGTTGGACCTAAAGAAGGCGAATGTGCTTTATGTTCATATGATGACCGTGTAGCACACGCAACTGTTAACAAGATGTTTACTAAGAATGATCTGGTTACTTATGTAAAACATTTCCGCGGACTACCAGAAAACCAATTAGAAGATTTCTTCTAAAATACTATAGGCCCGTTAAGAGCTGCACATTGAGGGACATAAGAAAAATTTATTTAATCTACTATTTACATACACCTTG